CTGATTCATAAGATAAACGTGCCCATTCCATTACAGCTTGTGCTCCTGGTGGAGTGATTGGATCGTAAAGTGTCATAGTCATATCTGACCATTCTCTTTTTCCTCTAATCTTTCTGTATGAGTTAATATGATCTAACTTTACTACGTTATCTGTAAATGTTGGAGCCTTTACGTTCTTAACCAAGAAGGAAGGAATACCGTCCATGTACATAACAAATCTGTTTTGTACTTTTGGTTCGAATGCTCTGAACATTATTTCGTTTGGATCTAATACTGCCATGTTATATTTGCTTTATTATAAATATCGTTTAAAAAATTATCCTGCGAAAGAAGCTCCTGTTGGTTCTACTACGAAGTCTAATACAATAAATTCTGCTGTTTTAGCTGGCTGTATAAAGATCTGACCAACTAATTGGTTTCTATCAATAACATCTGCTGTATTGTTAGTATCGTCCATTACCACTCTGTAAGCATAAAGACCTTGTCTCTGTGTTACTGATTCTAAGTAAGGGTTAACTGTAGATAAGAATTTATTTCTTGTTGTAATTGTATTCTGTTCGAATACTAGGTTTTTAGCTTGATCACCAATAAACTTCTTAAGGTCAATTAATAATCTTCTAACGTTTACTCTATCTAAAGCAGAAGCTTTAGTTTGTAAAGTTTTCTGTCCAAATACTGCTAAACCTGTTCCAGGGAAAGTAGCGATTGGATTAACTTTTCCGTTATATAAAGTATCTCTATCTGTTCTAGATAATTTTCTTTCTGCTTGAATTACTCCAACGATTCCTCCTCTTACAAGACCTGCTGCTGCAAACCATGGTGCTGCTGCTCCGTCAGTGAAAGCATAAATTCCTGGAATAACAACTGAAGCTGGTACCCATACATTTTTACCTGTAGCGGAAGAAGTCTGTAACCAAGGCCAGTATGTTGCTGCGTAAGAACTGTTTAATGTTCCTGCTTGAGTAGCTAAAGATTGTACAGAAGACCCATGAACTTTTAAGTCCACTACTGCTATACTATCTCCTCTAGATTCTACAAGAGAGATAAGATTATCCACTTGAGTACCATGTAACTCATCAATAAGTCCTGGTGCAGATATAACGTTAAACTGATAGTCATCAGCATTACTTAGTAAAGTAATTACGTTGTCGTAATCAGATGCTGCTAAACCTTGTGTGTTGTTAGCTGCTATCTTATCATATAATAAAGCTCCACCTGCTACATTTCCTGTTGCTGCATGGAAGGCTCCTTGTTGTGCTGTTGGAAGAGAATCCACAAATGCTGCATCTCTAACAGTTACACCGTCATTAGCCAAATAATTTAATGTAGGTGAACTTACTGCTGATACCCTAACAAAGTTAGAATTATTAATGTATTCTCCTGTGACTTCTATTTGATCTGAATCTCCAGAAATAGCTTTGGTTTGGTTACCAATTACTCTTTCTATATAGTTTGTAGAGTTAGGATCTAAAGATACATTACTAAATGTTTCTAATACTACTTTACTCTTAGTATTATCATCTCCTCTTCTAATAGACACTGTGAAAGTACCTTTAGCTGAATCTACATTTGAAATTTCAAATCTTAAGTTATCTTCTGAACCTGAAATTAGAGAACCATCTAAGTTTTCTTCTCCATAAACTGAACCTGATTGGTTGTTGTAGATTGCTCCTTTGCCTAATGTTTCTAATGTAAATGGTGAAGTACCAGAAGCGCCTGCGTCTTCTATAGCTGTAGAACTTGCTGCTGCAAAAGTTCCGTTAACTACTCTTGATACTAAACAAGTATTTCCTCCTTGTTCAAAATAACTTTTTACAGCCATTGAAGTCAAGAACTCGTGTTTGTTTGATCCTGATTCGAAAGTTACTCCAAACTTTCTTGAAAAATCATTGAAGGAAGTAACTATTGTAGGAATCTCAACAGGTCCTTTGACTGTTGGTCCGATGATTGCTGCTCCTGCCTCTACTGGTGCTGGTTGGATGAATGAAATATCATTCTCTCTTTGAAATACACCTGGGGAGATTATTGTTTCTGCCATGTTAGGTAAAATTTATTTTATGTCTATAATAAATATATGTAGAATAAGTAAACCATTTGGGAAGAAGGTGGACTTAAACTACATATATAAATAGACTAAAAGGAGGTAAAACCTATTCCTTATCTGTTTCTGTAGAATCTTCTGCTGGAGTTTCTATGGATGTTTCTTCTTGAGTATCTTCAGTTGGAAAAGGTGTAAATTCTCCTGTCTCAAGATCTATATTACCTTTGCCATACTTTTCTTCAATTTCTTTAGTAATCGCTTTTTCTAAATCTATATTAACTGTAAAGTACTTTTCTACTTGTGCTTCTCTCAGTTTAATGTTTAATTTAGCTTGACCTAGAGCTGCTAGCTCTTCTTTTAGTAATGCTTGTCGTTGCTGTAAATCGTAAATTCCTTGTAACTCTTCTTTTGTTAATTGCATTTTGTTAGTTATTTTATAAAATTAAACGTGTATTAATATATTCCTCTGTTACTATATCTATAAAGTATGAACTTTGACTCACTTCCCCAACTAAATTTAAAAGTTCCTCTTTTGTGGTGTCTTTATTAAGTTTGTTAAGTATTTTTAATTTACTGTTAAACGATAGTTTAGCAATATTAAAAAAATCTATATCGTTATATTCTGATCCTCTATATGACTGAAGTATTAGGGAAATTATAACCCCAGCATCATCAAATGGAAAATCTACCATACTAGGCATTAAGAAACACCTTTCTTTAATTCTCTGTATACCGGTATTAATATCCGTGTATATGTTATCAGGTAATCTAACAGGGTTTTGAGGTTTACTTAAGAAGTGTGTAGTTTTTTTAGCTAAAACTCTGTTTGCATTAGCTGTATGAACCCCGTCTAAGAATCTTGCCTGAGTGTTGGTATAATGTTCTACATCTGTCAGCGACAGGTTAATGACATCTATACCTACTTTTATAAGTAAATTTTCTATTCTGTCACTTGTAAATGTTATAGGTAGTGTAACAACATGAAAAGACAGTTCTTTAGAAATATCATAAAGTTGTTCTTTGCATTCTTTTAATATACCTAAAGTAAGTTCGTAATCTTCTACTGTATATTCAGAAGGAAGGTACATATCCTTAGGATTAAAATTTTTGCCGCTGTAATCGCCTTCGTATATTAACGTATCTTTATTTAAAACGAATCTAGGATAATTTTCATTCCATGGTGCTTGACCTACTGCTACTTTAATAGCATCATCTCTATACACATAAAATACTCTACCTTTTTTCCCTGTAAACTGTTGTTTAAACTCTTGTGATTTTAAATGTAGTAGCATATGAGATGGTCCATGTCCTAAAAATCCATAGTTGTAACTTCGATAATCTTTATTATATTTTTCAAAATAATAAGGAAGAGTTTCATCATCATTTAAACCTTCTCCAAAAGTCATAGCGTCTCCAAAAAAAATTGCTTTTTTAGTTGCGTCTGTTGAAGTCGGTACTGTGTTACGTCTACCATAACCATCAAAAGTGTACTTAGCTTTATATACTAATTTATCTGGGTATGTTAGGCTGTTGCTACCTTTAGTTTTTTCTATATTAGCTTCTGTGTTAGGAATACCCCAAGTGTTTATACCCTTAATACCGGGTTTTATATATTTAGAAAAATCATCTCCTGTATATAAGAAAATATTATTTTTCAATATAAATTCTCTTGCCTCTTGATCAATAGATTGCATTTAAAATAAATTTGTAAGAAGTAACTTAACCATTAAAATGTATCTTGGTTCTTTTTGAGTCACTTTAATATTATGTACAGAATTTTCTGTGTTTAGGAATAAGGTTCCTTTTCCTTGCTCTTGGGGGGAGGTATACCACGGTTCGAGAGAGTCTATTTCTTTATAAAACGATGTAGTACTTTTATTTGAAACTAAGTTTATAATAATATTACCGAATGTAAATCTATTATCTACATGATTTGGTAGTTCATATTCTTCTGCATCCTTTACAAGATAGGGATCAACCTGTATTTGTTTTTCTAAATAGGAACTAAAATTAATGTATTTACTCCGGTCGAAGGGATAGTTCCTATAGATAATTTCGCTATTCTGATTGAATATTTCTTGAAGTATCTTGATTATGTTTTGTTTTTCAGTCAACTGCTCTATTTCTTTCATAAAGGGAGTTTTTTCATCTTCAGGTACATTATATACCTCTATTATCTGCCTCTTTGTCCCAGTTTCAAGATTATTATCGCCACTTTTCCATTGGAGTTCATTTAACTCCGGAACAGTGATGTTTATATCTGTAGCTACTTCCCATACAGATGCATATGGGTTAATCTGTTTATATTTAAAATTATCCAAGGTAATTGTTTTTTATATTCACCCATTCGGGCAACTCCTTTAATATGTCCGTGCTTCTTTTATAATCTAAGTTTTTATAGAAATTATATGCTTTCGTTATACCTATACCTTCTTTCCGGTTTAATTCATATTTTAATTGCCTATGCAAGTCACTAGGCAGTGTAATACTGCTTTCTATCTTTTCTTTTTCAATTTTTGGTAAATTTACAATACTTTGAAATGTAGGGAACCTTAAGTAATTAAATTTGCATGCTTTGTTGTACCGTTCTATATAAAATTGATAAATCTCTTCCATATTGTAAACATTAAGTAAATTGATAGTAGGTATAATGTCGTAGTATATGTTATTCTCCTCTAGTAAGTCAATACTATTGAGTGCTTCTGAGAATGTTAATGGGAATCTAGAGTAATTAAATCGTGTATGTATGTCGTCTAGAGATAATGTAATCTTAACAAATTTAAATTGTTTCCAAATTTTTATAATTTTACTAGATATTAAAGAGCCATTAGTGTGGTATTCTAATTCAATATTCTTTTCTTTTTTATTGTCAACAATCTGCTGCAAGAACAGTAGATGTTCTTTAATTAATAGGGGTTCTCCACCGTTAAACCAGATATACTTTACTTGATCGATTTGAGATAATATACTAGAGTAAAAATCTTGATCTTTATACCATTTATTTTTAAGTATAACTTTAGTATATCCCTCATCGTAATTTTCTGATAATTCAGGGGTGATATCTTCGTTCCATTTAGAGCTACTAAACGGATTACATATTATACACTTTGCATTACATACATTTCCTAATCGTAGTTCTATGGAATAAAGAGGTAGGGTTTTATACTCTTCAATTTTAGTCCAATCTATTTCGTAATACTTATTTTCCCTATTACGTTTAGATTCTAAAGAAGCTGCTTCTCTATTATAGCAAAACTCACAAGCACTATGTTT